GACAAGATCGTAAAGGCTCAACGAATTTTTAGAGACAATTGGTACAAGCCAGGCGGGCCGGGGGCCAGGCGGGTCCTCGCAAAATATGGGTCGTGTACCTACCAGATATCCAGTGCCGAGTCACCAGTCCAAAAATGATGACGTTTGCGGTGTCGACGGATCTGGTGGAGTGCGCTAAAGTTTTAGATAGGGCTCGTTTAGGAAAACAGAGGGTAGAAGCGTATCAGATATGGAGGGCCCTCCAAGGTTTGACGAAAGGATGGACGCACCACCCCGCGACCCTTATGTGGAAAGGCCACACCTGCTTTCTCGCCAAGTACATGAACACTATGATTGACGAGTGGGTAGCCCGTGGTTACACGAATAACATGGCAAAATTGCCTCACTGTAGGAACCCTCGGCCACCGTGGTGGTGGGGATGGGACCAGGTTCACAAGTCCCATCAGGCTTCCTTGAACCGCAAGATGCCCACGTGGTACAATTTCGAGCTCGAACCCGAGTGGGTCGATGCAGGCTACGTATGGCCGACCAAGCCCCAAACTTTTAGGACGTAATACCATGGCGTGTTGTGGTGGCCCACGGGCTCAGACCGAGACCCTTTACGTCATCCTACCCTACTTCAACTTCTGTGGCTTCAAGCGTCGTCAGAGCCTCTTTGTCGAATTTGTAAAACAAATTAAGGGGACCGGAGTCCAGGTGGTCATAGCCGAGGCGCTCGGCCCAGCCCCACTTCCTGACCTGAAGGTTCACGCGCACTTCAAGTACGATACCGACAGTCCAGTCTGGCTCAAGGAAAACCTGATCAACATGGCCGTAGCCCGTCTGCCCAAGGGGTGGAAATACGTGGCGTGGGTCGATGCCGACATCACATTTTTGAACCAAAATTGGGTCCAGGATACAATTTCGAAACTCGGAAAATGGGACATTGTCCAGATGTTCCAGACGTGTGTGAATTTAGGATCGAAAAACGAGGCTCTCAAGATCGACAAGGGCTTTGGGTTCATGCACCGCGACAGCGGGACGCCATACGTCGCATCTGCCCGGTACGGTTTTTGGCACCCCGGGTACGCGTGGGCCTGTACACGCAAGGCCTGGCTCCAGATGGGCGGTCTCATAGATTGGGCCATTCTGGGGTCGGGTGATCGGCATATGTCTCTGGCGTGGATCGGTCGGGTCAAGGATAGCGCTCCTGGGACCATCCACCCCAATTACCAGGCGTGGCTCGAGGAGTACCAGTGCATGTGCAAAGGTCTCAAGGTTTCGTACGTCGATGGGACCATCCTGCACCACTGGCATGGGCGCATCGAGGACCGCAAGTACCGTGAACGTTGGGACATTTTGACCAAGAATAAGTTTGATCCTCTGAGAGACATAGGTCAGACGGCTGCTGGTCTAATTCAACTTACAAATCCGGGGAGGCGATTTGAGAAGGAACTCTTGGAGTACTTTATCGGCCGACGTGAAGACTACGTGTGATGAGCCGGCCAGGTCTGTCCCAGCCCACTGAATTTCCATCCAAAAATGAACTCCGTCCAGCGCGAGTACCTGCGCAACGCTCGCAAGGCGGTCCGGATTGCAAACGACGCCAAGTTCAATGCCGTCGTTTACAGTTACCACGCCAACTGGGCCGAGGCCTACTGGCACAATTACCTCAAGTCTACAGGGGCCAAGCAGTTTGCTGAGCGCATGGCGCGTCTGCGCGCCTTCTTGAACGCGAAGGACACACAGGGAGCTCTGAAATATCTAGCGTAAATCGTTATCCGGGTCTGCGCGCGTCGCGTACCACGCCACAGGTGCTTTCCGCTTGGAAACGAGCACAAATTTATACACTCGGGCGACACTCCACTGCTGCGCCGTCGCTCCTGGGCGCGACCCGCCCGTCCTCCACGCCTTGAGGCCTCTGTTGTAGACCGTGTTGAGCGTCGAGCGGCTAATACCTGTTCGCCGAGCAATAGCCTCTTTATTGAATTTTAGACCGGGATAGACCTCATGGAACCTGAGGGTCCACTTGGACTTGGGCCGGTTCTTCAGGACCCGGTCTGACCTTCCCAATTTCGGACGAGGATTGCTCCGGCGTCTGAGGAGCTCGATCTCTCTGCGTCGCCGCCACAACTTGGACAGACCGCTGAAGTAGCGTTCTGGCCACCGGCGAGTCACTGTCGTGTGCCGGGGGTGCCGAGGCTTCATTACTTTTTACTGGGATTTTAACGGCTGGCGCGCTTCACGGAGCGGCCCACCTTCTTGACGACGTTGGTCGCCTTGCGGAGCTGCTTGGTCACATTGGCGTTGGACGCCTTGGCCTGGGTCACGGACTTGCGCAGGGACTTCATCACGTTAGCGATGTACTTCTTGGTGTTCATGGTAATATCAGTACAGAATAAAATATGAGAATATGGTAAATGGCTGTGGCAATGATTCTCTACGGGATCGCCGTCATTTTCATGATGATATGCATCGGCACGGCGGTGGGCGCCTTGAGCAACGCCAGGACCGACAAGAAGAAGGCGTCCGATATGGGAATCACCGCGTTCGCCTTCTGCATGCTGGGTACGCTTTTCATCCTCGGCGGTTTTGGCGCATCCAAGTTTGGCGTGCACAACGCCCCAGCCTCTTGAATCCAAATAAAATCTAGGTAAATTGCAGAAAGGGATGGATCCGCCACTCGGCTTCCTGTTGAAGCTCCCCCCGGCCATGATAGTCGTTCCAATTGTTCTCAAGATTGCATATCTCATAGGTTTTTTGCTCGCACTGGCCACATGCGGCGTCGGGATCGCGTGGGGCGTCTATACTGCTAAAAAGGACAAGGACAAGAAGGAGAAATTCAAAAAGGCGACTATGGGCACGGGTATATCAGCTCTCATAATACTCGTCATATGCACTATAATAGATTTCCTATTCGTATCTGGTGCGCCTCCACAGTGGTGGCCGGAGGGTGACGAAGGAAACGAGTGATGTCCTGGTCAGAGTTCAGATCCACGCCCTCTTCTTCACCCAAATGGCTCTCCAGATCCTCCACCAGCTCGAAGCCGCTTCCGGCCGCCTTGAGAAGGAGGCGATCCTCAAGGCTCACGCGACCGACCCCGTCTTCAAGGAAGTCTGTCGCTTGACCCTCGATCCCCTCGTGAATTTCTATATCAAAAAGCTGCCCGATGCGGGGGTGGCGCGTCCGGGTTCCGACACGTGGACCCTGAGCAAGGCCCTCGAATCCATCACACAGCACCTTGCGACGCGGGCGCTGCGCGGAAACGCCGCCACGACCCATGTCCACCGCCTCTTGACGTGCCTCGCGCCGGACGACCGGGAGGTCCTTCGGCGGGTCTTGGGCCGGAGCCTCAAGTGTGGTGTGAGCGAGAGCACGGTTGAGAAGATCTGGCCGGACCTCAAGCTCAGCTACCCCTGTATGCTTGTGAGCCCTCTGGATTCCAAAACTAAATTAACCTTCCCTCTGATTGCCCAGACCAAGATGGACGGCATGCGGTTCAACGCCATTTGCGAAAACGGCCAGGTTTCGTACCGTACACGGGCCGGTAAGGAGCTCGACCTGTTCGGTGTGCTCGATGCTGACGTCATGAACCTCACGGCCGAGACGGACTATGTGCTGGATGGCGAGCTGCTGATGGCTGGGCCTGACGGCAAGCCCATGGACCGCAAGACGGGCAACGGCCTCTTGACCAAGTTCCAGAAGGGCACGGGGACCGCCGAGCTTGCGAAGCAGATCCGGGCGGTCGTGTGGGATATCATGCCCCTCTTCGCCTTCCGTCTGGGTCGGTGCAGCACGGGGTACCGTGAGCGCCACCACATGCTCTACCCTCGGCAAGTTGGGGCGATCCAGGTGGCTCCAATTACGATCGTAAATTCGATGGAGGAGGCTCAGGTGCTCTACCAACAGAAGTTGGCCGAGGGTGAGGAGGGTGTGATCCTCAAGGATCCCAAGGGTCCGTGGGAGGACAAGCGGGTCAAGCACCAGGTCAAGATGAAGGCTGAGCTCGAGGCGGACCTGGTGGTCACTGGGTTCATCCCGGGCTCGGGTAAATATGAGGGCAAAATCGGGTCCTTGCTGGTCGAGACGGAGGACGGGGAAGTCAAGACTGCGGTCGGCACGGGCCTCAGCGACGAGGAGCGCTCGATGCCCTTTAGCAATTTTTCGAAGAGGATTGTGGCCGTCAAGTACAACGCGCTGATCGAGGACAAGAAGACGGGTCAGAAGTCCCTGTTCCTGCCGGTATTCGTGGAGATCCGCGACGACAAGGTCACGGCTGACGTTCTCTGAATAAAATAGGTGTTAATAGTACCAAATGCCCGCCGGTAGAGGTTACGCCTATACCGGTTACCAAGCGCGCAAAGCCGGCAAGTACACGGATCACCGAAGCCATCACCAGATGTACGCTAGCTACCAACCCTACGAGTACAGCTCCCCCTCCCCTCGGCGTCTCACGCCTTCTCCCCCGAAGCGCAAGTCTCCCTCGCCCCCGAAGCGCGCGCCGTCTCCCCCGAAGCGCAAAGTCAATAAAAACGCCCGGATCCTCGCGTTGGTCTCGGCGAACGTCAAGGCCGCTAACGTCCCAGTGGCGCGGCGCCGTACGTTGATGAACAGTCTGCGTACCCTTTTGCGCCGCGGCTAGTGTGCGTTGTTCATCTATTTTACAACATAAATAAAAAGTAATACTAGATTAATGAACATAGGCGCTGGCCAGTCTGGGTCTACGTGTTGGTTCTTTTCGTCTCTGAATATGTTCCTGACATCAGACAATGGTCTGAAGATCCTGTGGCAGAAGCTTCAGGAGACCTTGCCCGCGTTGTCTAACAGACAACGGGCCTATTTCAATTCAAATATCAACGCCCCATGCCCGTACAAGGGTTCCGTCAAGAAGACGAGTGCAATTTATTTCTGGAAATTCTTGAACCAGTACATATGTGCTGTAGGAGGTCCAGGGCGCCTCCTCCCCAAGTCGGGCCTGAATGCATACCTGACGAAGAACATCAAGTGGCGCCTCAACGCCACTAAAGAATCCAAAGGCACGAGTGGCGCTCACCCATCTTTGGAACTCCCGGCAATTCTCGGTCATTTGGGGTTCAGGGTCGGGCGTGATTTCAGAATGTTGAACGCTGAAAGATGGCGGTACAAGTTCAAGAACAATAGCTGGACTGCACCGATCCTCATGTATAGCGGAGGTGGGCACACGTTCAAGATGAGGGACTTGCTGCTCGAAAAAAGAGGGTACGATCTCACGGGCGCCATAGTGTACGTCGCCCCCGCTTTCGGGTCGAACAGGTCGCCGCACGTGTGGGCCTGCGCCATCCGTAATGGCAAGGGTTACATAACGGATTCAAATTATTCCACTAGTCCGATAGAGTGTAGCTGGTGGTTGAAGACTGACCTCGAGCGTCACTTCATGAGCGTCGAAGGGCCGTACAGGACAGGCGTGGCGCGGATATTTGGATTTGACGTGATCATGTACACGCGCAAGGAATTTACAAACAAAA